CAAAGTATACTTTGAGAAACGAAAAGGCTTGCAAGGTATCATAATATGTCTTAGAATGGTGTTTCTTACAATACTTTAGAATATATAAGACACAGGAGATACCATGTCACGCATCGGATATGCAAGAGTTAGCTCAAAAGAACAAAGCCTAGAAGTGCAGATCGAGAAGCTCAACGGCTGCGACAAGATTTATCAAGAGAAACAGAGTGGTCTTGATGGAAAGAGGGAGAAACTCAAGGAGTGTTTGGATTATGTTAGAGAGGGCGATACGCTCGTTGTAACGCGATTAGATCGATTGGCAAGGTCAACACTCCATTTATGCGAGATATCCAAGCTACTCGAACGTAAGGGCGTCTCACTGGTTGTTATTGATCAGAGTATTGATACGGGAACATCCTCAGGTCGACTGCTCTTCAATATGCTTGGAGCTATCGCGCAGTTCGAGACGGAGATCAGAGCAGAGAGGCAACGAGAGGGTATCCGCAAGGCTTTGGGTAATGGGATTAAGTTTGGGAGGAAGAGGACGATCTCGAGTGAAGATATTGAGAGTGTTAGAAAGAAACGTGCTGAGGGTTCGAAGATCAAAGAGCTGATAAAGGAGTTTGGGCTTTCAAAGGCAAGCATCTATCGGTACTTGAAGGGAGAATAGTGCCCTATTCCATGGTACTCGAAGGAAGGGGGGTACCCCTTAATAAGGATTCTTTTTATTCTGTATTCAGAGGGAAACACCCCCGATTGGAAAATTTAAGATCAATCATGTAAAAGAGAGATATGAATGCAGTAACAAGGCCCTTATCTCAAATTTCTTGGAATCAACTTTACTCGGAAGTCTTGGCTCAAGATGACTTGGATAGATTAAATGTTGCTCCTCAATCTAGTGATCAAAAGATCAATGCTCAGTTTAGAAAATTCGCAATCAGGTATCATCCCGATAAAAATAAAGATTTTAAAGAAACATCCAGCAAAATTTTTCAGCTTATTTTAGATTCTAAAGATACCCTGCTAGACAAACCAGTTTCAATCCGTTTGCATAAGTTACAATTTGTTTTTCAGAAACAAGAAACCGATACTGGAAAAGAAGCCAGGAGGAACTGGGAAAATATAAAAAAAATGATTGATGAATTAGAGATTATCTATAATCTCTCTCTTAATGAGGCTAGGAATGAATTGGCACACAACAGCCAATCAAGTATTCCAGGCTTCGATAAAGTCAATGCATTACAAGAACGTATTGCTTACTTAGAGCGAGAAAAAAATAAAGAAAAAATACGTACGATTTGTTCCATAGCTTGGTGGTCTATTATCTGTATCTCCGCTTATTTCTCTGCAAAAAATAATCCTAAAGCACCCATCCACCGTTTAATCAAATACTTTCAAACAAATACGTCTACACCAGAAATCAAAACGTAACAAACGGCCTCCTTACAAAAAAAGCTCCAACTGCTTAGTCGATAGTCTTTGCTTGAGTCTCTCATGCCCCAAATTTATGGTCTCAGAGATCTTCACCAACAGCTTTGTCGCTTGAGAGCGAGTCTTTTTGCTGTCTTCTTGTTTGAGAAGCTCAATTGTGGAATATGTTTCTTCTTCAAGTGATTCAATCATAACAATATTTTAAGGCAGGGAGGGGTTGTTCTGCTAAGGAAAATCTTTTGCAGAGATTTGTCATCAGTTGATTCCTCAACTTGAAAAAGGTAAGGACGAAACAGAGCAGTCGATTGATGAGGCGGTGAGGGGACTAACAGGTCTTGAGCAAACAAATGCTTCGATGCGGAGTGTACAGGAGATTATTGATGGGGAAAAGATTATTGAGGAACTTTCTGAGAGGCAGGCGTATTATCAGGAGCATAAAAGACGGAAGCTCCCAGAGAATGTCATCAATACAGGAATTTCTGAAATTGACAATACCTTGGGTGGCCTTTATCCCACTCGAGTTTACGTTTTGGGTGCTCGCCCTGGTGTTGGAAAAACGTCGCTAGCCTTAAATATTTCACTATATGCCGCGAGCAGGGGGCATGGAGTTTCTTTCTTTTCACTAGAGATGGGAAAAGTCGAGCTAATCAACCGTTACGTATCTTCCCATTCAGATAAAAAGCTTTTAGATATTCAAATGGGATGTCTTACAGAGGGAGATTTTGCAAGCGTAAAGGAAGCTTTTCGCACAATTCGCAAGCTCCCAATCAACATCGATGAAAAAAGTTTCACGTTTCCAGAGATCCGTCGGGAAGTTCGAAGACTTAAAAGAGAAAAAGATATCCACCTCGTTGTTGTTGACTATTTGCAGCTGATTGCCACCACTAGCTCTAATGACAATAAGAATCGCAACTACGAAGTCTCGGAGATTTCTCGGGGGTTAAAGCTTCTTGCCAAGGAGTTTAATGTGACGGTTATCGCTCTTTCACAACTCTCTCGTGAGTCAGAAAAACGCAAGGGAAACGACCTACAACTATCAGATCTTAGGGATTCGGGATCTATAGAGCAAGATGCTGATATCGTGATGCTCCTGAGTAAACTGAGTGATAAGTTCAAGCTAAAAATTGCTAAGAATCGTCATGGATATACTGGGGCAATCGATTTATATTTCGATGGAGCAACAGTTAAATTTAAGGATCAATACGGGAAGTTATGAAAACAGATAAAGAGATTAAAGAGATTATTGACGAAGCACTTAAAGAAACTGAGATGAAGGATCCTGAGGGTTTGGATATCGAAGAAATTAAGGGCTTTATACTTCGAGTTATTAAAAAGTCTCAAGAAAGAGGACTCGATGAATCCGAGTAAGAATGGCACGGAGTTTGCAAAGTGGCTCGAGGAGTCTTCCTTGAGAGGGGTTCTTCGCCACGGGGGTATTCGGCTGAAAGATATCGACAGGATCCAAACGGAGATCTTTATTGCGAACACCAAAGACGATAAACCTCTTTGTATCTTTGAGGTGGGGAATGGCGGGAGGTTTGATTCCAAGAACACTAAGTACCTGCTTAGAAAGCTCTCCCCTTGGTGCCTAAAACTCCCTGGATACACGGTGCTATACCAAAAGAGAGGCCATGGAGATAAAGAAATCTTCAAGTTCGATGTCAGGAAGTTCACACCAACGGAGAGATTCGTTGGGGAGTTTAGTCCTCGAGATTTTGCAGGCTTTATGGCAGCGACAATAAGTTTTTATAGAAAGAAACACGCAAGGGAGAAGATATGCAAGACATAACCAAAGAAGAATACCTAGAAGCTGTTAGAGAAGGAGTTAGTGATTGTTTTGCGGAAGGGATAGGGAGTACCTACAACCTCTTTAATGCTATAGCAGATGGTGTAGAACGTGCACTTAAAAGAACCTCTAAACAGGCAATCTGCGATGCCATTAAAGATGAGCTAATGAAAGGAGAAAAGCCATGCAAGAGATAAACATCAAAAAAGAGTTCAAAGACCTCATCCCACCGCTAGCAGACCATGAGATTGCTGGACTGGAGGAAGATATCAAGCACTTTGGCTGCTATTGCCCAATCATCACCTGGAACGGCTATATTATCGATGGTCATCATCGCTATGAGATCTGCAGCAGGCACAGGCTGACTTTCAAGACGGAAGAGCGAGAGTTTAATACTCAAAATGATGCCGAGATATGGATTATCCAAAACCAGTTTAATCGTAGGAACATTCCCTTGTTTACGAGAGGGTTTTTGGTCTTTGAGCTAGAGAAGCGTTTTAATAGGCGTCATGGGAATCGTCATACATGTAAAGAAATTCCTAGAGCGCGCCGAAATCGGCGCGAAGTAGATCGCAATCGAGAAGACGAAGCAAGAACCAAAGCCGCTAAGTCAGCAGGTATGGGACATGACTCTTATGCAAAATGCAAGTTCATCGACAAACATGCCACCGAAGAAGACAAAGAAAAACTACATAAGAACGAGACTTCAACCAACCAAGTTTACAATCGCATAAAAACCGAGCAAGTGCGAACAGAAACTATTTCAAACCTAGAGTCAATTGAGAATCAAAAAGCTAAGGCTATAGAGGGCGTCTATGACGTGGTTGTTATCGATCCTCCATGGGAGATTGGTCAAAGGAACTCTACTGCAGGATACAAGCCCCTGCCATATCCAACAATGTCCATAGATGAGATCAAAGATCTTGAACTTCAATGTGATGATGATTGCCACGTCTTCCTATGGACGACCCAAAAGTTTCTACCCATAGCCTTTGACATCGTTGATCATTGGGGACTTGAGTATGTCTGTACGTTTACCTGGTTTAAAAATGGTGGTCCACAGCCACTAGATCTTCCCGCTTACAATACTGAGTTTTTCATTTATGCGAGACAAGGCAAGCCAAAGTTCATTGATACTAAGAAATTCAACACAGCCCTAATAGCAGACAAGGGCAAGCATTCGGAGAAGCCCGAGGAGTTTTACGAGATGCTCAGAAGAGTAACAGCAGGACGCAGGATCGATATGTTTAATCGCCGTAGCATCGAGGGATTCGATACCTGGGGCAATGAATCAGAATCTTTAAATCAAACAACCCAAGGAGGGTTACAATGAATACAAAACAGCAAACTCTATTAGAAGAGATAAACCACAACGTAGTAGCCATTGGAAGGTTCTTAATAGAATCATTAACTCCAAAAAGAAAAAAAGAAGGTCTTGTTCCTAAAAGCAAGTGCCCGAGTGGCCTAGCAGGAACAGCTTTTTCTGTTTTAGAGGAGTCTAAAGAGGGAATTGCTTTTGGTCATCTTAAGAATGAAATAAGAGCTCGGTCTGTTCGATTCGATGATCATCGACTCAAGCCTGTTTTAAAAAGACTTATAAAAAAAGGAGCCATCGAGATGAGAAAATCTTCCAATAAACATATGTACTCAATTACTCAGAAGCCAAAAAGGACATCAGCATAATGAGCAATAGAATAACAGTCTACGGACACCTTGGCAAAGATGCCGAGATTAAGGACGTGAACGGCAAGCGTATTATGGAGCTAACCATTGCCAGCAATCATAAGATCAAGGGAGAAGAGATCGCTGTTTGGAGACGAGTGACCTTTTGGGAGGATAACTACCGCAAGATTGAGGAGTATCTAAAGAAGGGTGCTGGAGTACGTATCTATGGTGAGGAACTACCTCCAACCATATATGAAGGCAAGGTTCAACTAGCCATGACTGGTAAGGACATTATGTTCAACTCAACAGGCAAAGGATCTGATAAGAAGAAGGACTCTGACTTTGTAGCAGAACCTGCTCAGGAAGAGAGTCGTCTACCAGGATTGCCTCCATGCTGATATGGATAACAATATGGAACTTCATTAGCTCACTCATCTAGTGGGCTGGTGATCTATTAACAAGAACAACAAGGAGAATACTCATGTCAACTAAACCTAAGTATATAGATGGGAGCGAGCTTGTAAGATTCGATCT